TTTTTGATGGTGCAAGTGTACCAAAATTTCTTGCTTCGTTTTTATCTCCAGTAGGTGTATTACTTATTGGTGGTCTAGTACATGATTATGCTTATAAGTTTTCAGCTTTAAGAAAAGTTGGTGCTAAAAAAGGTGAAATACTATTATTAGACAAATCAGAGGCAGACAGAATTTTCAGAGACATAAACATTGAGGTTAATGGTTTCCATCTATTAAACTATTTAACGTACTGGACATTAAGGGCGTTTGGTTTTTTAGCTTGGAGAAAACACCGAAAGGTGAACGCTAAAATGAAAGCATTGTAATTTCATTTAATACTATAAAAAAAAGGAGAAAACATATGTTAAGTTTTATCACAGGAAGAGTTAAAGAATTAACATCTTTACACGGTGGAGTATTAATCGGTTTAGGTGTTGTGGTTTTATTTTTTAGTCCACTTGCTAAGATAGCTGCTTGGGCAGCAATAGCTTATGGAGCTTGGGCGATTTTGAAGAAAGATTAATAAATCATGGGTTTTAGATTATTTTTTATAGGCATTATACTAAGCGCCCTTTTGGGCGCTGGTGCCTACGTAATGAAGTTGCAAAAAGACAACGTTATATTAAAAGAGAACGCAGTAAAATTAGAGTCAGCAATTGCTGACCAACAAAGTTTAATTGAGAATCAAAAGAAAGATTTTCAAGAAATATTACAAGCCAACCAAAAGATGAATGAGTTGGTTACTAATTTAAAAAAAGACCTAGACGAGTTAGACAAAAGATTTAACAAAAAGAATAGAGACATAGGTAAATTGGCCATTGATAAGACGAAGGTCATTGAACGAATTATAAACAAGGCAGGTGCCAAAGCTACACGATGTATTGAGATCGCAAGTGGGTCACCTCTAACAGAGGAAGAAAAGAATGCCACAAAGAAGTCAGAGATTAATTCTGAATGTCCTAGTATCGCTAATCCTAATTACATTCCTTACTAATTGTTCTTCTATAAAGAAGTTACAAATATTTAAGGAAGAAGTACCTAGACAAGAATTAAACCTAGCCAAACCAACACCTCTACAGTTAGAACAAATCCATTGGATCATAATCACGTCTTCAAATGCTGAGGAAGTATTTAAAAAGATGGAAGAACAAGGGTTGGATCCAGTACTTTTTGGCCTTAATGATAAAGATTACCAATTAATCGCAAAAAATTTCGCACAGATAAGAAACCAACTAAAAATCACAAATGATTTGTTGGATAAATACAAAGAGTATTACGAAGGTAATCCAGATAAGGAAGAGGAGAAAAAATAATGGCATGGGTAGATGTACCAAATTCAAATAGTATTTGGCAATATGAGAATACTGCTACGGCAGCTAATACATATTCAGATTCAGGTGCTGGAGCTAATTCTGTTTTCTCTGGTGGAATAAGAACTTATACTAAACCAGGTGGTGGTACAGTAAAAGTTTATGCTAGAACTAGAAAAAAAGGAACGATAGTTGAGCGTGGAGAACTTTCTAAAACTTATTATGACGCACAATAAAGGATAGTATATGAGAAAAGATGAGATAAGAGTATCAAGTGAATCGGCAGTAAGCATGCCAATGAAAAATCTAATTGCCATAATCGGAGCCGTGGCCCTTGGAGTATGGTCCTATTTTGGTGTAGTTGAGCGGATAAATAAATTGGAAACCAATACAACTTTATTAGAAAAAGATTTAACACAATCAGAAGAAGCTTTAGGTGCTGATATAGAAAAGAATAACGAATTTAGGATCAAGTGGCCAAGGGGAGATTTAGGTTCTCCGCCGGCGGATTCCGAGCAATTTATGTTGATTGAATTTTTGAGCGGACAAGTAGAGTCTATACAGAAAGATTTACAAAAAATGATGAACAATGCAGTTAACATTGAGAGGTTGCAGAAGGATATGGAGAAGGTTCTAGCAGACGTAGAGAAATTAAAGGACAAAATAAGAAGTGTCAAAAATGGACACAACACAGGAGAATAAGATATGGACGCAACAACTTTAGTAACTATCATCACAATGTTTATTGTGACTAATACTTCAAGCGAATTTGTTAAGTATGATGGATTAATGGACTGTTTGAAAGACAAAAGAAAAATAGAAAAAATAAAAGATGGTCGTAGAGTTATTTGTGGTCCGTCTATGGCAGAGATAGATAAAGATGGCAATATTGTTAGTATTAAAAACAAAATGCCAGACCAATCAGGTAGTTTGAAATTGGGTGGTACTGCTAAGTCATTAACAGAAAAGAAAAAGAAAAAGAAGACAGAAGTATTAACTCAATAGGATGAATTATATGAAAAAATTATTATTATTATTAATTGCAACTTTATTTTTAGTAGGTTGTAATACAACAAAGAATTTTAAGAACGAAACAGAAACAGGTTTACTTAAACAAGTACAAGCAAGAGGTTATTTAATATGTGGAGTTAATGCAGGCTTACCTGGTTTCTCTGCTCAAGATGACGCAGGAAATTGGAGTGGTTTAGATGTAGATTTCTGTAAGGCAGTTGCAGCTGGTATATTTGGTGACGCAAGTAAAGTAGAATTTGTAGGTTTAAATGCAGCTCAAAGATTTCCAACATTAGCTTCTGGTAATATTGATTTACTTGCAAGAAATACCACTTGGACAATTAGTCGTGATGTTAACTTGATGTTTGAATTTGCAGGTGTTAATTATTATGACGGTCAAGGATTTTTAATACCAACTGATTTAGATATTAAGAGTGCAACAGAATTAGATGGTGCGTTTGTATGTATTACAGCAGAAACAACAAGTGAATTAAATTTAAATGATTACTTTGCTGAAAATAATATGGCATATAAACCAATATATGTTGAAAATAACAAAGACGCAAAAGCAAAATTATTTGGTGGTGATTGTGATGTATTCACAACAGACGCCTCTGGTTTAGCAAGTGCTAGAGCAGGTGCAGACGACCCTAGTAAATGGATGGTGTTACCTGAAATTATATCAAAAGAACCATTAGGTCCACTTGTAAGACAAGGTGACCAAGAGTGGGAAGATGTAGTTAGATGGACACACTTCATTATGGTTAATGCTGAAGAAGCAGGTATCACAATGTATAATGTGGATATGATGTTAACTGCTAAGTCAAAAGAAATTAAAAGAATATTAGGTGTTGAAGGTTATATCGGTCCAATGTTAGGACTTGGTATGAAATTTGGTTATAATATTATAAAACAAGTTGGTAATTACGGAGAATCATTTGATAGAAATGTAGGACCTAATACACCACTTAAATTAGAACGAGGATTAAATAATCTTTGGAAAAACGGTGGCGTTATGTATGTACCGCCAATAAGATAGGGAGAAAAACATGAAATTATTTCATAACGTTTGGGAGAAATGGGCAACAGCAATAGTAGTTGTTTTTTTATTATCAATTGGTTTCAGTACTGCTAAAGCAGATTGTACCGGTTGTGGAGATGATGGACACCAAGTTTGTCCAGTAGAAGGAGACGCACAAAAACCAGAAGTAGTATTTGCTGTTTGTGTATTTGCAGATGGCTCATTGATAGACCATAAAGGTGCTAACTCAATGTCCGATTGCTTAAAGACTAAAAGAGAAGTAGAGAAAAAGTGGAGAAACAAATCAGAAGAAACAGATAGTGTAGAAATAAATGGTATAACTTATAAAATAGATGGTGAATCATTAGCATTTATGTGTGATTTAGTTGACGCAAGAGTACATCATTATAATGATGGTACTTGGGAAATAGTAGAGATATTAGGAAAACATAAAAAAGAGGAATAAAAAATAAAAGGAAAATATGAATAATGTTATACATTTTAGGTTACATTATTTTTATCATATATTTGATTTATAAAATTAATAAGTTTGCTGATGAGGTCAACCCTTATAATTGGGACCAAAGGCATAAATAAAATTGAAAGGTATATTATGGCTAAATTAGGTGATAAAACTGATTACAATTACAGAGTTAAAAGAGTAACAAAAATCGTAGACGGTGATACAATAGATGTAATACTGGATATGGGTTTTAATATTCTATTTGCACAAAGAGTTAGATTGTTTGGTATAGATACACCAGAATCTAGAACAAGAGATTTAGTTGAGAAGAAATACGGACTAAAATCTAAAAAATTCTTACAAGAACAAATCAAAAAAGCAACAAAGATTTCAATCAAAACATACAGAGATTCCGAAACAGGTAAGTTTGGAAGAATACTTGGTGATGTATGGCTTGATGGTAAATCTGTTAATAAATTAATGTGTAAAGTAGGACATGCTGTAACATATTATGGTCAAAATAAAAAATTAGTTGAGAAGGCACATATAAATAATAGAAAAAGAGTGAGGTAAATTATGGCACATATAACAGACGAACAACAAAGAAGTTTAGACGCAAGTTTTGAAGATGAGATAACTTCTCAAAGAACTGTCACAATTCCATTAAAAGAATATGATAAGTTAAGAGAAAAAAACCATTATATCACAGACAAATCTTTAATTGCTATCATAGATAAAATTGAAGAACTAGTTAGAGCAATGATAAAAATGAGAATACAAGATAAAGGTTTAAATGCTGTTGTAGATAAGACCGAAGAACTAGTAAGGGCATTAAGAAAGCATATTGTCAGAGAAGATATATAAATAGATGTATAATAATATGAGGATAAAAAACTATGGAGAACGCCAGGATGAATTACTATTTTACAGGAATATTAATTATTCTAATGATTCTACTTGCCCTTTTGGGAGGACCTCCAAGTTAATTAAATAATTATGGATTCAGAAGCAATAATATTGCTAACAAAGTTATGGCCAATATTCTTGGCGTTTATACTTTTAATAGTTACATTAGCACAAGCACATTATAGAATTAAGGTACTGGAAGAGAAGATAAAAGTAGCCTTTGAACTGATTAATAAGTTGACAAGTAAATAACCATCATTTCCTATACGATTCCCACAAAGAAATTTGATAATTTAACACACTGTTATTATAAATATTGGTGTAAAATAGAGGGAATATGAAAAAATTATCAATCATTTTAATAACATTATTGTTCTGTTCTAGTACCTATGCAAGTGAATTAGGTTTTAAATTTCACAGTCCATCATTTAGTGGAGTGGGAAAATCATCACACTATCTAACGATAGAGAACATAGAGAAGACTAGAAAAGACGCAATCAAAGCAGCTAACAAAGCGGCAGCTGATAAACTAATAGCTGACGCAAAGGCAACTGCTGTTGCAAAATTCAAAGCAAATGTTGAAGCAAGATTTTATACAGCATTAGCAAAACAACTTACAGATAACGTTTTTGGTACAGATGGTCTACAACAAGACTCTGGTACATTTACATCACCAGTTGGTGGTGAAGTGGTAACTTGGGCAACAACAACTACAGGAACAAATGATACTGTAAGCGTAACTGTAACTGAATCAGATGGCACTGTAACAACATTTACTATGCCGAAGGAAGACAATTCGTAATGATAAGAATATTATCAGTAATATTACTAACATTTTTGTTAGTTGGTTGTGCTGGTTCAAACAAAGTAAATTTTGATATAAGAACACAAAAGGTTGCTTATAAAGATTTAACAGAAATTAAGGCACCTAGTGGTGACCCTATTATAATTGCTGTCTATGACTTTGTTGATATGACTGGTCAAAAGAAACCAGGTGGTAACTTTGCCTCAATGAGTACAGCGGTTACTCAAGGATCATATCAGTTATTAATTAAAGCTTTACAAGACGCAGGTGATGGCAAATGGTTTAGAGTTGTAGAGAGAACAAGTTTACCAAGTCTATTACAAGAAAGAAAACTAATTAGGTCTACAAGACAACAAATTAATGGAGAAGGTGCAGAACCATTACCACCATTGTTATTCGCAGGTGCATATATCACAGGTGGTATAGTAGGTTATGATAGTGATATTAAATCTGGTGGATTAGGTGCAAGAGTATTAGGTATTCAAGCTAATAAACAATACAGACAAGATATTGTTACAGTTATATTAAGATTGGTTAATGTACAAACAGGTGAGGTAGTTATAGTAACTACTATTGAAAAGACTATAGTTTCTACAGCTTTTGGATCAGATGTATTTAAATATTTTGATACAGATACAATGTTAGTAGAGATTGAAGCTGGTTATGCTAGAAACGAACCAGTGACCTTTGCAATAAGAAAAGCAATTGAAAAAGGTGTAGTAGATTTAATACACAAAGGTATTATAAAAGATTTATGGGCATATAAAATAGAAGAAGTAACAATACCAGAGATTAAAGATTATATAGATCATACAAATGATGTTGAAATAGGTGTACATGTGGATATAGGTGAGAAGAAAAAAGAGAAAACCTATGAAGATTATCTTAAACAAAAAGAAGAATTAAAAAAATTAGAACAAGAGGAGAATACAGATGAGAAAAATAATGATGTCAATAGTGATTCTTCTAGCGACACTAACTAACAGTTTCGCAGGCAATTCCGTTTGGATTCAACAAGACAACCAAGATAGCGACGGATCAATTTTTATCAAACAAGATGGTACTGGTAATACAGTAGGGTATTCTACATCTTATCCATTTAAAGTAGATGGAGAGAACATCACAATCATTATTAAACAAATAGGTAATAATAACGTAACAGATTATTCAAATCACGTGAGTTTTAAAGGTGAGAATATGACTTTAGATTATACAGCAACTGGTGATGGTAATAAATTAAGAATAGATAGTGATGATACGGATGCTACTGGACATTATTTAGACCACGATATTACAGGTAACTTAAACGTAGTAGATTATGATACTTGGGCAAATGATACAGCAAATTTCAATGTTGATTTAGATATTACAGGTGACTCAAATACTTTTTGGGTAAGAAATAAAGGTGATAATCACTTCTTATATGTTCTTATGTCAGGTGATTCAAATGATGTACAATTTTATGGTACAACTGATTCAGTAGGATTTAATACAAACTCTAACAAGGCTATTGGTCCACAAACAACATCACATGGACAATTTGCAGATAGTTCAGGTAGTGAAGGCGCTACAGCAGACATTTATATTATTGGGAATTCCAATAGATTACATACTTCATCATACGGTACAGGTAACTATCAACTCCACGATATTATAGGTAGTTCAAATATTTTAGATATTCACTCTAGTTATACTAGTGCCGATACTGATCCATATGGAGATACAATGTTGATATTAGGTGACGGTAACTATTTAAGAACATACATATCTGGAGATAGTAATACAATAAGATTACATATGGCAGGTGGAAATAATACTGCCAAGATTTATCTTTATACAGATGGTTCGGTAATAAATTTTGACCAAACAGGTGGTGGTAACACAGGTCAAGTTACCATATCAGGTGATTCAATTTACGATTACACATTAAACTTTGCACAAAACGGTTCAGATTCTTGTACCTATTCATTTAATAGAAACACACAATCAGCTGATGTTACGGCTACGGTTTCCAATGGATGTTAAAAATGAAAAGAATTTTATTTTTTATTACCTTTCTGGTACTTTTCTGTACTAGTATTTCATCATCACAAATAACAAGTCCTAAAGTTGGCGAAGTCATAGGCCAAATGGGTACTACTTGGAACGAAAGAGAAGGAGAAACTCAAAATACAGCAATGGGTTATGAGTTGCAGATGAACGATTTCCTCCAAACTGGTGAAGATGGTGGTATGATTATTCATTACCTTGATAATACTAAATTTACAATGGGACCAAATACAGAATTAATAATTGATGAGTTTGCTTTTGATACATCGGTTGTACCAATTGAATTGGCAATGAACATATCAGTTAACGTTGGTACATTTACATATGAATCAGGACAGGTATCTAATTTAGGTGGTGAAGTTAACATCAATGCTGGATTTGCCTCAATTACAGTACAAGGTACTGCCTTTTCAGGAACAGTTGACACTAGTGGTGAGGTTACAATTACCTTACTACCAGATAGTGATGGTGCAGTAGGGTCGGTAACGGTCTCCAATGACGCAGGTTCTCAAACAATAACTAACGCTTACAATTCAGTGACAGTTGTATCAAACGACTTAACACCAACTCCTCCAAAGATAGAGACTAATAAGTCAGACATTATTGAGTTAGATGAATTTGAAGATGAAATTAAAGAAGATACAGCAAAACATTTTGGTGATATAGATTCAAAATCTGAAATGTCTAAAGACGAACAAGAAGCACAAGAAATGGAAGAGGCTTTAATTAATGAAGAAGCAAGTATAGTAGAAGATAGTAATACAATTGTTGGTACAGATTTATCTTCTAGTGAAGCAGATACAATGATTGAAACAAAATCAGCAGAAGAAAATACTTTAGTTGAAGTAGAAGAAGTTGATACATCTTATTATGATTCTTGGGAAGATGATTTAAAAGATTGGGGTTATATAGATGAAGACAACCAGATTTCAGTTTGGGATGCCGAAGGTGAGCAAACTATGGATTGGGATGACGCAAAGAAAATGTATGCAGAAATGGATCAAGCATACTTTGACGCTATTGGTTGTTCAGATTGTACCTGGGATACTATTGATTGGGATACTATTGATTGGGACGCTGTAGATTGGGACGAATATTCGGACAAGTATAATGATCTATTAGAAGACTATGGTTTAACTTCTTGGAATGTTGATGTAGATGAACAAGATGTTGTTGAAGATACAAAAGATGAAACAGAAGCAACTACAGTTGAAGGATATACTTGGGAAGATTTTGCTTTAGATGATGACTACTATAACAATGCAGAATACAAAAACCAAGGTGGACCTCCAACATTAACTGTACAAAACTATTGTGAGTACAATGGTTACGAAGACTATTGGTGTAACCAAGATTATGTTGATTATCTAAATGACTGGTACAAAGATGATTGGACTTTAAAAGTAACTAACGATAGTTGGACTAAAGAATCAAAAGAGATATGGGGTAAATTATATGGTTGGTGTGGATCGTGGCCAAACTATAAGATGTGTGATAACCAACCTAAACCTTGGAAGATGAAAGACTTAAAGAAGACTTACATAACTGATTGGGAGTGGGCAGATTGGGACATATATTGGGACGCCGTGTATGATTGGTGGTATACAGGTTACGATTACAATAATGAAGATGATGAGTCTAATTGGGAAGATGAGTATGATTTTGAAGATAACTATGACATAGACGCAGAATTAGAATTGTTATTAGCAAGTTATGATAAAGAAGATTGTTTAAATTATGGATACTATTGGGACAATGCTCAATCAAGTTGTGGTACGGAGTGGGTTGATAATAGTGGTTCAGAAACGCAAGTAACTGCTAGTGGTGAAGTTTTAAATTATAGTACTGGAGATGTAACTCAAACCTTAACTACAACAAGTGGTGGTGTGTCAACAAGTATTACTTCTACAGGAAGAGTATCAACGTTAGATAACGACTTTAACGCAACTGCCTCAACGTCTGGTGATTACACAATATTAAATAGATACAACGACAATCATAGAGCTTATGTAAAAACTGAAACTAGTAAAGAGGCAGACATACAGATTTTACAAGATACTGAAGCACAACACCTTGATGTAGGTAGCAGCTCTACTCAAAACAATATCACAATCATTCAAACGGACTAAATATGATATGACTAAATTTACTTCCATTTGGGCAGTAATAGTAAGTGTATTAATACTATTAGGATTAAAATTATATAATCCAGTACCTTTACAAACCCTCCAACTAAAGACCTTTGATCTATATCAAACACTTGGCGATAACTATGAGTCTAAAAGTCTTGTGTTGTTAGATATATCAAATGAAGCATTAAAGAAACAAGGTCAATGGCCTTGGAAGAGAGACATATTAGGTCGTACTATCATCAATGCATATAAAAATGGTGCAGCTCTAGTATTTTTGAACGTAGTATTTGTTCACAAAGATAGGCTAGGTGGTGATGAAATGTTTTTGAAGATGATCTCAAAGTATCCAGTTATTCTAACTGAAACAAGTACAGCTAAGAACTTAAAGAGTATTGAAAGGAAATCTCTCGCTATCGCTAACGTGGAAGTGAAAGTGGGCGTTGACTCTGTTATACGAATTTTATCCTTGGATAATTCCGTGCCGGAAAAGATTTTATCCATAATCAAGTTTCCAATACCTGACCAAGATAGTATATGGATTGATTTCAGACATAGAATACCTAGAATAGATTATACAGATAAAGATTGGTCATCTATGAAAGGTAAGATAGTATTCATAGGTGCTACATTTGATGGTTCCACTTTTGTACTTACACCTAATGGTTTAAAGAACACACACGAAATAGCGGCCTTGTCAACAGAAACTTTATTATCAGGTGAGTATATAAAAAGACCTGATTGGGCACCTATGGCAGAATGGATTGCTTTATTATTAACATTAGGTTTCTTTTTAATAGTTTTACCTAGAGTTGACTTATTTTGGTCAGCCGCAATTTTAGTCGGTTTTTATTTTGATTTAGCACTTACAAGTGGTTATCTATGGCAAAAACATATGATACTTACAGATTGGTCATCAATCGCAGTAATAGGAAGTATAGTATGGGCACACTTGATATACAATAACTTTGCAAGAGAGAATAGATTAAAATTACAAATCAAAAAACAATTTGAACATTACCTAGCACCAGATATGGTTAAGAAGTTGCAGAAAAATCCTGAACTTTTAAAATTAGGTGGTGATACAAGAGATATGACTTTTTTATTTTGTGACATAAGAGGATTTACTCCTATTTCAGAAAAATTTCAATCTGATCCACAAGGTCTTACAAAAGTTATAAATAAATTTTTAACACCCATGACAAACATTATAATGAAAAATGGTGGTACTATTGATAAGTACATGGGCGATTGTATTATGGCATTTTGGAATGCTCCAATACAACAACATAATCATAGATCACTTGCAGTTAACTCGGCATGTGAAATGATGAACAAATTAAAAGAATTAAATGACAGTGATAGTTTTGGTCCAGATATTAAGATAAACATCGGCATAGGAATAAATTCAGGTCCTGCTGTAGTTGGTAATATGGGATCAGATCAACGTTTTGATTATTCTGTTTTAGGTGACGCCGTTAATCTTGCAAGTAGATTAGAAGGTGTAAGTAAAAATTATGACGCAACATTAATTGTAGGTTATGATACATACAGAATGCTAAGATCAAAATACGATTGGAAGAAATTAGATATGGTTAAAGTTAAAGGCAAATCTAATATGGTATCTATCTACACAATTTAGGAGGCTGTCTGATAAGAAAGATATTTTGGACCTTCATAAAGTTTTTTTTATGTTGGTGCGTATTGTGGACCTGCTCACAAAAATTAACGTATTTAAAAGCATGTGAAACTGAAACTATTATAAATATTGATAAACAAATAAAACACTATGGCAGAAAATAACCACACAGAAATACACGTACAATTAGCAGAATTAACTAAAGATGTACAACAGATTAATAATATACAACATAGATTAGATGTAGCTATTGATAAGTTGACAGAGGTATCATCTTCTATTAAATCTATGCTGGCTGTACACGAGGAGAAGATTGAACACCAGGAAAAGATAGATGATGTGATATTTTCTAAACTAAAGATAAGAGCCAGTGAGACGATAAGTATAGAAAAAGAACTTTCTGATAAAATAGAAGAATCTGAAAAACGTATAAAAAATGAACTGATTGAGATAAAAACCGAATTTAGAGGTAGAATTAGTATGTTAGAAAAGTACAAGTGGATTATTATAGGTGCCTTTATTGCCGTAGAGTCTATAACGGTTTTAATGTTATCCAAAAAAGGTTTTTTCCCTTTGCTTTCATTTTTCAATTAAGCTTGACAATTTCATAGTAATGGTGTATAGTATTCTTTACTATGTCATCTTATATTGATCTAAAATTTATCAATCAACTATCGGGAAGGTTGCAACAGTTTAAACAGAAAACAGACTATCTGTTTAACTTTCGTTGTCCTCATTGTGGTGATTCTAAAAAATCTAAAAGTAAAGCAAGAGCATATTTTTATAGAGTAAAAAATGATATGTTCTTTAAATGCCATAATTGTGGCCAAGGACAAAACTTTACTAACTTCTTAAAATTTATAGACCCTAAACTACACAAAGAATATCTATTAGAAAGATATAAAGGGTCAGCACCATCTACACCTGAACCAAATTGGAAATTTGAAAAACCTGTATTTAAAATTAATATATTAAACGATTGTAAAGTAATTAAAGATTTAGATGATGAACATGTTGCAAAAAAATATTTAATAGATAGAAAAATACCTGAAGAATTTTTTGATAAGTTATATTATGTAGAAAAATTTCAACAGCTTGTTAATAAAGTTAAACCAAATACATATAAAACTCAAAAGGATCACAATAGGATCATTATTCCTTTTTACGATACAACTGGTGAGTTATTTGCTTTTCAAGGTCGTAGTTTAGGACGTGATATTCCTAAATACTTAACAATTAAGCTAAACGAAAACAAACAAAAAGTTTTTGGATTAGAACGTTTAAATTTTCAAGATCATGTATATATAGTTGAAGGTCCGTTTGATTCATTGTTCATTGGCAATTGTATCGCAGCTGCTGGTGCCGATTTGTCTTTAAATAACAAAGTACCGAACAATAGGATAACCTATATATTTGACAACGAACCAAGAAATAAAGAAATTATAAATCGCATGTATAAGATGATTGATTCTGATTTCAACATTGTTATATGGCCAGAAGATTTACAATTTAAAGATATTAATGATATGATTCTTGGTGGCTTTACAATTAATAAAATTACAGATATTATAAAGACGAATACTTACTCACAATTAAGTGCTCTCACTAAATTAAACCATTGGAAAAAAATAAAATGATTGATAAAATAAACGTTGAAAAAAGAAATGGAAGAGGAAGTGAACCTCTTAATATTGATAAGATACATGAAATGGTTGAGTATGCTTGTGAAGATATAAAAGGTGTATCAGCCTCACAAGTTGAAATGAATAGTGGCCTCCAATTTTATGATGGTATTACCACAAATGATATACAACAAATTTTAATCAAGTCAGCTTCAGATTTAATCTCCCTAGAAAATCCCAACTACCAATACGTGGCTGCTAGACTATTATTGTTCAGTTTAAGAAAACAAGTTATTGGTAGATTATGGGATCATCCACACATCTACGATCATGTAGAGAAGTGTATTGAAAAAGGTGTATACGATCCAGAAATTTTAAAAAAATATGATAAAAAAGATTTTAGTAGAATGCAGAATTGGATTACACATGACAAAGATAATACCTTTACATATGCAGGCTTAAGACAAGTCATTGACAAGTATCTAGTACAAGATAGATCAAGTGGAGAAGTTTTTGAAACTCCTCAATTTATGTATATGTTAATATCTGCTACACTTTTTCAAAATTATTCAAAACAAAGGAGAATGACCTATGTTAAGAAATATTATGACGCTATATCCAATTTTAAAATTAATATTCCAACTCCTGTTATGGCTGGTGTTCGTACTCCTATTAAGCAGTATGCTAGTTGTGTACTTGTTGACGTTGACGATACTTTACCTAGCATATTCAGTAGTGACATGGCTATTGGAAATTACGTTGCTCAAAGAGCCGGTATCGGTATCAACGCAGGTAGAGTACGAGGAATTAATGCAAGAATCCGAGGGGGAGAAGTCCAACATACAGGAGTTATTCCTTTCCTTAAAAAATTTGAAGCAACGGTTAAGTGTTGTACTCAAAACGGAGTACGTGGAGGTTCGGCAACTGTTCACTTCCCTATTTGGCACCAAGAAATAGAAGATATTATAGTTTTAAAAAATAATAAAGGTACGGAAGATAACAGAGTTAGAAAATTAGATTATTCTATACAGTTATCAAAATTATTTTATGAAAGATTTATTAATGAAGAAGAAATAACACTATTCTCACCACACGAAGTACCAGAACTTTATGATGTATGGGGAACACCAGAATTTGATGATATGTATTTAAAAGCAGAAAGAAAAACAAGTGTACATAAAAGAAAAATATCAGCACAAAAATTATTCTTTGACATATTAAAAGAAAGAGCAGAAACAGGCAGAATTTATATAATGAATATAGACCATTGCAATACTCACTCATCATTTAAAGATATAGTGACTATGAGTAACCTATGCCAAGAGATCACACTCCCAACCACTCCTATCCAACATATAGATGGTCCAGGAGAGATTGCACTATGTATTCTATCAGCAATCAATGTAGGTAAGATCAACGATCCAATTGAACTGGAAGAACTATGCGATCTTACAGTAAGAGCATTAGAAGAAATGATAGATCATCAAAAATATCCAGTAAAGGCCGCTGAAATATCTACCAAACAAAGACGATCATTAGGTGTTGGTTATATTGGCCTTGCACATTATCTAGCAAAAACTGGACACAAATATGAAGACAAAGGTGCTTGGAGAGAAGTAGATAAATTAACAGAGGCTTTTCAATTTTACTTATTACAAACAAGTAATGAACTTGCAAAAGAAAAAGGTAAGTGTGAATTATTTCATAGAACAAAATACGCAGATGGAATATTACCAATAGATACTTACAAAAAAGAAGTTGATGAAATTGTAAATCGTAAACTATCAATGAAATGGGACAAATTACGAGCAGATATTAAAGAATTTGGGCTGCGACATAGTACTCTATCAGCCCAAATGCCTTCCGAGTCTTCTAGTGTGGTTTCAAATGCTACAAACGGCATTGAACCACCTAGAGACCACTTATCAATTAAGAAGTCTAAAAAAGGTACATTAAAACAAATAGTACCTGAATATAATAAATTAAAGAATTTTTATACGTTATTATGGGATATGCCTAGTAACGAAGGATATATAAACGTTGTCGCAGTAATGCAAAAGTACTTTGACCAAGCTATATCAGGTAACTGGTCTTATAATCCAGATCATTTTGAAGATAATCAAGTACCTGTTTCAGTAATGGTAGAAGATTTATTAAATACATATAAGTATGGTTGGAAAACATCATACTACCAAAACACATACGATAGTAAAAGAGATATAGAAGAACCTAAACACTCTATAGATTACGATACACCTATCACACCTGAAGAACCTAAAGAGGAAACCAAAGAGGAAGATTGTGATAGTTGCAATATTTAATATAATAAATAAATTTTATGAGTAAAACAGTTTTTAATAAAACAAAAGGAATAGATACAACAAAACAGTTAATGTTTTTTGGACCCGATTTGTCTGTACAAAGATATGATAATATGAAATATCCTATATTTGACAAGTTATGCCAACAACAACTTGGTTATTTTTGGAGACCTGAAGAAATATCTTTACAGAAAGATAGAAATGATTACTTGGATTTATCTGAAGGACAAAAGTTTATATTTACATCTAATTTAAAGTATCAAACTATGTTAGATAGTGTACAAGGTAGAGGACCTTGTCTAGCATTTTTACCTTTAGTATCAATACCAGAATTAGAAAGTTGTATAATTACTTGGGATTTCATGGAAACAATACACTCACGATCTTATACATACATCATTAAAAATTTATATTCAAATCCAAGTGAAGTATTTGATACGATAATAGAAGACAAGAAAATAGAAGAACGAGCAGCTAATGTCACTAAAACCTATGATGAATTAATTGATATGGGTCATAGATGGCATTTGAATCCAGATAAAGTTGATATGTATGAATTAAAGAAAAGATTATATCTGGCTATGATTTCGGTAAACATACTAGAGGGTTTAAGATTTTATGTATCATTTGCTTGCAGTTTTGCATTTGGTGAACTTAAAAAATTAGAAGGCTCTGCTAAAATTATATCCTTTATTGCAAGGGATGAAAGTCAACACTTAGCAATGTCACAAAAAATTATTAACAATTGGACAGATTACGAAAACGATAAAGAAATGTTAAAAGTAATCAAAGATTGTGATAAAGAAGTTTATAAAATGTACGATGACGCAGTACATGATGAGAAACGTTGGGCAACATACCTATTCAGTAAAGGGTCTATGATTGGTTTATCAGAAAAGTTATTACACCAATTTATAGAATACATGGCTAATAGACGTATGAAAGCTATAGGTTTAACTCCTTCTTACGAACAAAAACAAAACTCACTACCGTGGGTTGAACATTGGTTAAACAGTAGATCAAATCAAAATGCACCACAAGAAACTGAAATAGAATCTTATGTAGTTGGTGGAATAAAACAAGACGTTACCAAAAATCAATTTAAAAAATTTAAGCTGTAATGGAAAGAGTTACAAAACATTGTTCTAATTGTCAGACTAAATATACCGTAGAATGGGATGAGGAGAAAAACGATTTAGAAGCTCTTACTTGTCCTTTCTGTGGATATGAGGTTGAACAGGAAGACAATGATATACCAGAAGACGCAGAACACGAAAGTTGGAATTGATTACTCTTTAACGAGTCCAGCTGTTTGTATAAATGATGGTAAATTAAATTTTTATTATCTGACCACCAAAAAGAAATGGCAAGGTCAACAAAGTGAGAATATAATTGGTTATGAACATAAAGCATGGACTGATCCTATTGAAAGATTCAAAAATATATCAGATTTTGTATTTGATATACTCACTCCCATACATACTCCTACAGAAATTTATATTGAAGGCTACTCGTTTGGCTCTAAAGGTCAAGGTCTTTTTCAAATTGCTGAAAATTGTGGAATCCTCAAATTTAGATTACAAGACAAAGGTTATAGTTACGATACAGTTGTACCGAGCGTTGTTAAGAAAGGCGCAACAGGAAAGGGAAACGCAGACAAAGATATGATGTATGAATCCTTTCTAAAAGAAACCAAAATAGATTTAAAACAAATATTAGACACTGAAAAGTGTGGTAACCCTTTATCTGATATTGTAGATAGTTATTATATACAAAAGGTTGGCCATGAAAATAAAAGTCGTTAGTACATGGAACAATTATCTCTACAAACAATATGCCCGAAGATTCAAAAAAACGTATAAGTGGCCATTTGAATTAGAAATATACAATGAAGATATTGATATGTATGATAAAATACCAGAACTTAAAAAATTTGTAGACAGAAACAAAGTAAGTATGCCTGTAAGTTTTCTTAAAGACGCAGTAAGATTTTCTTATAAAGTATATGCATATACACAATCAATTTTAGAAAGTAAAGATTACGATAGCATTATGTATATAGACGCCGATAGTGTGTTCTATAAAAAGATTGATGTAAATTGGATTAAAAAACATTTACATAGAGACGAGTGTATGTTAACTTATCTTAACAGACCAACTTATAGTGAGTGTGGTTTTATATATTTTAATATGAAACATGGTTTTATAAAACAGTTTGCTTCAGATATGAGAAAGATGTATGATAAAGATTTACTTTTTAAAGAAGAACAACAACATGATTCATGGATATTTGATGTAGTTAGAAAGAGATTTGAGGACAAATACGGTGTAATTAACCACGATATTGGCGACGGAAGAGTAGGTCATGTTCAAGCTAGATCAATTTTAGGTAAAGTATATGACCATACTAAAGGAATAAGAAAGATAAAAGGTAAAAGTAAAGAATCTAGATTATGATTAATATTGTACCAACTCCTTGTAATGTTTTTATAGGATATGATTATGGTGAGCCAGTAGCATACCACATACTATCTGAAAGTATTAGATCACATGCTAGTGGACCTGTAAGTATAACTCCATTAAGTTTAAATAATTTACGAGAATTTAAAAGAGCAAAAGAATCCAATCAATCAACAGACTTTGCATTTAGCAGATTTTTAGTACCTTATCTATCAAAATATAAGGGCTGGTCAGTTTATATGGATTGTGATATGATGTTTAGATCAGATATTTACGATTTATATGGTCATGCTACATACAAATATTCTGTTATGTGTTGTAAACATGATTATATACCTAAACAAGATGTAAAATTTAGAGCTGCAAAAAATCTAACGTTTCCTAAAAAGAACTGGTCTAGTGTAATGTTATTTCACAATTCACAATGTACAGCACTAACACCTGAATATGTTAACAAGGCAAGTGGTTTAGACTTACACCAATTTAAATGGTTAGAAAGAGAACATATGATAGGTGATATACCTTTAGAGTGGAACTGGTTAGTAAATGAATATAATTATAATCCAGACGCAAAAAATGTCCATTGGACATTAGGTGGTCCTTGGTATAAAGATTATGAGAATCAAGATTATGCAGATGAATGGTTTCATTTATATGATATAACAACAAAGGTTAGATTATGATTATAGGTATCAAAGGTGCATTTAACACCAAGGCTGGTTTTGTTTTCCCTACACATGAAGATTTTAAACTTATAGAATATAAAGATAGAGATAAACATAAAGCAGACGCATATATTCAATCAAATATATTAGGTAGAATGAAGATAATAAACTCTGATATGTACAGATATATTTTAGACCAAAAGAAACCTATATTAGTTGTAGAACAAGCAACCTTTAGACAGAATTTAAATATAGATAAACCAGATTATTATTATAGAGTAGGTAGAGATTGTTATACTTACAATAAAGGTAATTTTAATAATAAAAACTGTAAACCAGGTAGATGGTTGAAGATACAGAAAGAACAAAACATTGAGATAAAACCATGGAAGAAAAATGGTGATTATATTTTATTACTATTACAAAATCCTGTAGACACCAGTTTAAATGATCTAGTAAGTAGAAATAGTGACTATGATAATTGGGTAAAAGATATTATAATAAAAATTTCAAAATATACTGCTGAAGACATTATGGTTAGATTACACCCTAGATTTCCTTTAAGATATAACTTACGATCTTTATTAAATTTAAAAGTAAGAAACAATATAATTTTTAGTAAACATGTTGGTGATGATTTTAATAAATCTAGTAGTAAAGACTTATATAAAGACCTAGATCATGCTAGAGTTGCAATATCATATTCAAGTAATGCATTAGTAGAAACAGTTTGTGCTGGTATACCTACTATCACATTATCAAAAACATCACATGCTTGGCCAGTGTCTTTTCATAATATAGATGTGTTAGAGGAAACAGTAATGCCAGAGAAAGATAGAACACAATGGTTATATGACATGGCCTATACACAATGGAAAATGAGTGAGATAAATAGTGGCGAGGTACACAAAAGGTTATTATGATTTTTACACATAGAATGGATAAAATTGATTGTTTATCCCACGAAATTTGGCCTGCCTTGGAAAAGGGCTGGCCAAAAACAAGTTTAGACCAACATTTTTTTTGGGGTTTAGGTGGTGATAACGTATCAAAGATTGAACAACTAGAAAAACATGGACAAGAATGGTACTATGTTGATGTTGGTTATTTAACTCAACCAATTACAAGATACCCTATCCCTAAAATACACGATTACGATAAAACTTACTTTAGAATTGTAAAAGGTAAGATACACACATTAGAAGGATCAAAAAAAGGTGGTGATGTTAGATTAAAAGAATTAGCAAAAAAAGGTCTACCATCTAAATTTGAAAATTGGAAAGGTGGTGAAGGAGATCATATACTAATATGTCCTTCCTCTGAAACGGTAACTTATAAACATAATAATCTGACTCAAGGAGATTGGGTAGATAGAGCAATTTCACAAATAAAAAAATTAACAAATAGAGATATAAGAATTAGATATAAACCTAGACCAAACAATGAATGGTGGGGTAAAGATATAAAAGAAGATTTAGATGATTGCCATTGTTTAATTACCAATATGAGTTTATCAGCTATTGACTCAATATTAGAAGGTGTGCCTGTTGTGTGTGATGGTAGAAACGTTGCATGGCCAGTATCTACAAGATTTATTCAATTTATAAATGATCCATTAAAACCTACAAAAGATAATGTAAATGAGTGGATGAAATTATTGGCAAACAACCAATTTACAATAGAAGAAATGAAAAATGGAACTGCCTATAAAGTTTTATCTAAACAACCAAATAAGGTATTTACAATATGAAAAATATAATGTTAGTAAGTGGTTGTAGTTGGTCAGCTAATGATTTAATTTCTACTTTTCATCCTGAATTGGAATGTAATTGGCCTAAATGGCCAGAACTAGTTGCTAAGGAATTGAATATGGATTTAGTTAACTTGTCAGCTTCAGGTGCAGGTAATGAAAAAATTTATAGTAGTATATCAGATTACTTAACTAATTTTAGTACAAGAGTAGGTTTAGTAGTGGCTGCCTGGTCACAAGGTCATAGACGTGATTGGTCAGAAACCATTCACAAGAAACAGGTATGGAGAAATGATTGGTTTGACATAAAAGGTGATCTTGATTATCATGTTTTAAAATCTATAAGATTACAATTTGCATATCAAAATTTATGTAGACATCTTAATGTACCGTATGTACAATTTCAAATGATCTCCTTATGGAGATCACACATAAACAAAAAATTTCACGAGCAATATCACAAGGTGTATCCAAAAAAAAATAATTTTTTTTCTTTTAGAAGTAAAATTTTAAATGCAAAAGCAGATTACTTTAAAGCTTTAATACAATCAACAGGTTATTATAATAGAATGAATAAGAACTTTCTAGGTTGGCCTGGTGATGTAATTACTAACAAGTATTATGACCAAGAAAAATCATGGACATTGAGTTATTGTTTAGATATTAAACATAGAATATCTGATTTAGATAGACACCCTAACAAAATAGGTCAAGAGAAATTAGCAGAGGAGTTTTTAAAGAGATATAAAAAATTTAAAGATGAACGTTGAACTTATAGATAAAATGGGTAGTGACCTATCAGTAGTGAATGCTGCTAGAGTTTCTTTTGCAAAAACAAAAGATATACTTGATGAAAAAGATGAGAAGTTAATCAAGTATTTGGCAGAACACAATCATTGGTCACCATTTGCTCACGCTACAATGTCATTTAGAATTAAGGCACCAGTATTTGTTGCAAGACAATTAGTTAAACATCAAGTTGGTTTGGCTTGGAACGAAGTCAGTAGAAGATATGTAGATGATAAACCACATTTTTATATTCCATTTATGTGGAGAAAACGTCCTGATAAGAATATTAAACAAGGTTCAAGTGATGAAGAAGTACCTTATGACATAACTAAAATAATAAATGACGCTGAAGAAATGTATAATGATATGTTAGCAGACGATATAGCACCTGAAATGGCACGTATGATATTACCTCAATGTATGA